ATCGCAGCACGCAGCTCCTCGGGAGTTGTACAACCCGTCCAAGCCACACCAGATGGGGCTCTGCGGGTCACCACAGGTTTTGCTGTTCCTCTCTACGACAAGTTTCAAATCTTCCGCGTCGGGGCGACCAACAACACCGACTACACCGAATACAGCTTTGGCGGAACCGCAGTCGCCCGCATCAAGATGACTTATTTCGGTGGCGTTCCCGCTACCGACAACGCCCAAGTGCAGACTTCATTCATTCAGTATCCTCCCTTCGCCTAATGTCCCAAATCTCCTTTGACCCTTTAACCGGAAATATGGTCAGCACGACCGCTCAGGTCGCGCAACTTGATTCTTCGGGGCAAATCAGCGGCACCATGATTCCCGACGACTTAGACGACGTGCAGCGCTTCCCAACTCTCGCTGACTTCCCCGCCACCGGGGTGGTCGCCCGCATTTACTTTCCGGCCGATACCAACATCCCGCACCGTTGGGATGTCGAAACCCTTTCCTATCTGCCTATCGCCTCCAACACGGACGGTGGTGACTTTTAGGACTAACCCCGCAGTAACAACAACCCCCTCCATAAAATAACACCATGGCAAATACACTCCGCATCAAACGCCGTTTGACAGGTGCCTCCGGCGCCCCTACCGGCCTCGCCCTCGGCGAACTCGCACACAGCTTCGTTGACAACAAACTCTACATCGGCAACGGCACCACATCGGTCGTCATCGCCGGTGAAGGCCACTTCGCCACCAGCGCCCAGCTCTCGAGCGAGCAATCCGCCCGCATCGCCGCTGACAGCACGCTGACCACAAACCTCGCCAGCGAGATTTCACGTGCGACAGCAGCCGAAAGCCTCGTAGCCGCCAATCTGGCAAGTGAGATCAGCGACAGAGCCGCAGCCGTTTCAGCGGAAGCTTCCTCCCGCGTTTCTGGCGACAATGCTCTTGACGCCAAAATCACGACCGAGAAGAACCGCGTTGACGCGATCCTCTCTGCTTCCCAGGCTGACAAAGACAGCTTCGCGGAAATCGTCACCCTCATCAACAGCGTTGACGTAGAGAATGACTCGGCTTTCGCCGGTTATGTCTCCAGCAACAACGCAGCCCTGGCAGCCGAAGTGTCGGCTCGCACAAGCGCGGATTCGACGCTCCAAAGCAACATCAATGCTGAGGCTTCAACACGCGCTTCCGCAATCACGACCGTCACAGGTCTGGTCACCAGCGAGGCATCCACACGCGCCGCAGCAGACTCCACCCTGCAAAGCAACATCGATGCAGAGGCATCCACTCGTAGCTCCGCAGACTCAGCCCTCTCCGGCCGCGTCACCAGCCTCGAGAGCACAGCAGCCTCCCTCGGCACGATGTCCACGCAGAATGCTAACAACGTCGCCATCACCGGCGGCAGCATCGACGGCATCAGCTTCGACGGCGGTTCATTCTAAACCCCACCCACAATCTGCGTCGGAGGTCCATTCCTCCGGCGCAGAACCCTCTGGCCCATGCCAACCACCATTCAAGTCAAACGCTCGTCTGTATCGGGTCGCGCTCCAGCAGCTAACCAGCTTGCCGTAGGAGAGCTCGCTCTCAACACCGCAGACCGAAAACTTTACTCCAAAGACTCCGCAGGCACCGTCTTCCGAATCGGACAGCCAGACCCTAGCACGTACCTGTTTCTCTCAGCGGCTACAGCCTCCGAGCTGTATCTCGGCCGTCTAGCCTGGGACGACTACCCCGCCACCGGCCCCGCCGAGGATTCTACGGCATGGGTCATTTACAAAATTTCAACAAACTCCGCCGGCGATGTCGTCTCGGAGCAATCAGCCACCGGCGCGTGGTCTTCCAAAACCTCACTCTCTTACAGCTAACCAAAAAATCCAAACACCATGAACGCTACCAACCCAATCGAAATCAACGGCAAACAATACCCAAAATTTTCGCTCAACTTGGCCATATCGGGCCGGTATCTAAGCGAAGGCTCCAGTGACGCAAATGTTGCGATGCGCCTCGTCCCAACCCGCATCGAAAACGGCGAGGTCATCACGGCAGATGACGCCGCTCAAAACATCGCTCTTGGATCACTTGCAGACGCAGACCAAGCTGCTACGCAAGCCGTTGTGGCAATCCAATCCGCTCTCCAAGCCTACCTTCAAGCGAAAGGACTCTAAGCCATGGCGCTCATTACTTCCGCAGCAACTGGCAATTTTAACGCCACTGGAACATGGACCGGCGGCGTCGTGCCTGTGGCAGGCGACGAGGCCCGAGTTTCAAATGGCCATATTGTCACCATCACCGCAAACGCAACCGCCACGCTTTTGAGCAACACTGGCACGGGCTATTTTGTCCTCAACTCCGGCGTCACGCTCACAGCAAATGTCACGAATGCAACCAGCACAGCTAACAACCCTTGTGTGCGATTCACATCGGCGTCACCAGCCTCGGCCAGCATTGTCGGCAATGTCACCGCAAGCTCCACAGCGGCGGCAAACGCGCATGCGGTGCTACACTCGGGCACGGGAACGCTTAACATTACCGGAAATGTGACTGCCGGTGGCGCACAGACATCGAATGGAGTTATTAGCTCTTCAACGGGAACTATAAACATCACCGGAAACTGCACTGGGGGGACGTTTGGAAATTGCTTTGCCGTAAATAATCCAAACGGCCAAGTTGTAGTTACGGGAAATGTCACCGGAGGTTCTGCAACAGCAGGGTCTGGCTTCCCATCGGGAATTTGGAACGATACAGGAACCGTGACCGTTACCGGCATTGTGAGTGCTGGGGGAATTGCCTCCTCCCACGGAATTCATAATAATTCGACAGGAAATATAACCGTAGTCGGTGAGGTAGTAGCAACAAACGGCGCAAACGGAATCAGCTCGACCAACGCCTCAAGCGTCGTTCGCGCAAGCGGCTCGATGACCTACAGCGCAAACGGAACTCTGCCAATCATGGCAAATCGCTTTTTTCTAAACGCAACCCCAACACAAGCTCGGACGCGCTACGCTCTCAACGGTAGCTCCACATACTTCGACATGAGCGGAGCAGATGTTGCAGCCGCCGGAGGTGTGGCAACCAGCAATGTCCGCGCAGGCGTGACCTACGCTGGCTTGACCGGCACATGCGCTGTGCCTCCAGCAGCCTCGGTCGCTCTTGGCGTGCCAGTAGATAATACGACAGGCACTGCCATTCTCACCGGAGCGGCTATTGCCACCGCCGTATGGGGAGCGGCAACACGCACTCTCACAGCAGGCGGGGGCATCAGCGCCTCGGATGTCTGGGACTATGCGACGCGTTCGCTCACCACATCAAGCGGGCCGACAGCAGTGGAAATCCGGCAGGAACTGGATTCTAACTCGACCAAGCTCGCTAATCTCGACGCCACGGTTTCAAGCCGCCTCGCGCCATCCGGCACATTAGCAACGGTCACAACATTGACTAATGCTCCGGCCTCGGTCACGCCACAGCAGATCCGCGCTGAGATGGATGCGAACTCGACTAAGCTTGCAAACTTGGACGCAACGGTCTCCAGCCGACTTGCAACAAGTGGCTACACAGCGCCGAGCGCCGCGCCAACTGCCGCGCAGAACGCAACAGCAGTGTGGGGAGCCGCGACCAAGGAGATCACCGGAGGAACGGTCACGACTTTGACCAATGCGCCGAGCGTCCCAAGCGCCGCTTCAATCCGTGCTGAAATCGACAGCAACAGCACGCAGCTCGCGGCTATCAAGGCAAAGACAGACCTCCTCCCCGCATCGCCAGCAGCGACCGGAGACATCCCAAGCGCCAACATCACCGCCATAAAAGCCAAGACGGACCTACTCAACACAGACCGCCTCGCGCAAGTTTCAACCGTCAGCACAACCGGAGCGCAGCTCGCAGCAGCCCTCAGCTAATGGACACGCACCAAGCCACCGCCTCGTTCACCGGCCTGCTTGCTACGGCGAGCGGCATCACGCTCTCCATGCTGCCGGAGCTGGAGGCGTGGTTGCGTGTGGCCTCGCTGGTGATCGGCTGCCTAGTCGGTCTCGCCTCCCTCTACGCAATTCTCCGCAACAGAAAACACCCCCATGAATAACATCCTCGCCCGACTCAAAGAACCCTCCACATTTCGCGGCCTCGCCATCCTGGCCGGCCTAGGTGGCATCGCAGTAGATCCCGCCCAGGTCAACGCCATCGCGGCCGCTGTGGCAGCCGTCATCGCCCTCATCGAGGTCTTCCGCAAAGAGAAATGATTCCTCCCGCCCAGATCGTGACCGGCCTCCTTGTGACCGCCTTTTCCGTAGGAGCCCTCCTGCTCCTCGGCGGGTGTAGCACGCTGGGCCTCTCGCTTCAGACGGACTACGGGCAATTCAGCTACAAACTCCCCGAGCCAACCTCCAGCAAATGATTCAAAAATTTTAATCGCTCATGCTCCCCCCGAGCCGCCCCCAGCAAGCAAAGTCCAAGACGCAAGCCCTGCTCACCAAGGCCCGCGTGGATGACGCCGTGGCGCTGGTCGGCATTCGCGGCTACTACAGCGACATCATGGGAGTGCCAGGCGAAAACGACCGAGGCATCTACGACGACGCCATTTTCCTCGTCTCGCCAAACGCCTACGCCACCTTTAACGCCAACACCGACCCTTCGGTAAAACGCCAAGGCATCGCCGTCCTCA